ATGATATTCATATGGTACTATCCCACCTATATTATAATCAGCTATAAGACTTTTATCCATTATAGTTAACATTTAGTTCCTATCTTGAGTTAATGTTTTTCGAATATAAGTATGATTGGACGCGTTTTTATAGTTTCGGATTGGTCACAGAAAGTTTTTAACTACACTGTTATCACCATCTTGTTTTACAGTTGTTTAAGGAATTATCATTATTAAGCAGATACTATGTCATTTCTTGGTCAACTAGTCCATTAGAGGTTTAACAAATATTAGGGGAACGTAGTCTACCAGTTTTTGGAAGATATCATGAATAAAGAGAGGTAAGTTTATGCCTATATTACCGAAGCTAATTGGTAAACTTTTTGTAGACCTGCTATCGAAGAAATCATAAAAACGGACATCCTTAGTGGTGGTGTTCTCGTTTTACTCGAATCCTTTATGGTCCTTCTACTGTCTGAACCCATCAAGGCTCTTACCTGCATTGTTCTACACTACTTGTTCATAGCTGCTTCACAAGATATCATCTGGCTTGTCACTCAACATACCTATAATGCCCTTATGTGTAGAATTAGTGTGCATATTCTTTGGAACTATTTCACTAGGGATGGATTATTTAAACTAGATTTGCTAGATAACCTTAAGAGTGTTTAGAAGTCTATTCAGACGGGAAAACTATCCAATTATTTTAGAGACAACTAACCCCCTATGCATCCTTCTACGTAATAAACGCTTACTGTATAAAGTCCTGTTATAGATTATAGTAATCTACCCAAAGACGTTAATCGTGCCCTCACTAAGATTCGATTTATAAAGAAGGATAATCTACCTAAACCTTATGAGAAGAAATCTTTTGACATAGATGTAAGTAACTTTTAGAAGTTTGTTAATTATCTTTCAACGACTCCAAGGTTAGATTTGAACTCTCAAGTGCGACCATAACTTTTCACTATAACAGATAAAGTACGCAGTTGTTCTAACATGTCTGGTACGATTATTGGGAGGGCTAATATAGTTAATTCTTCTTAAACGGATCTTTAATAACTCGCTCTTTTTAAACGTAATTTATAAAGTAAAGTTTATCCGTCTTAGAATATGCTTAAGGAACTCATGGACTTCTTGTACGTTGGTGATAAGAGATTTATTAACTATATTGATGATGTTCTTCAGAAAGAAATAATGAAACTTAAGACCACCCACATTTATGACTATATTAGTGAGATTAAGGTATCCAAGAAGAAGTAATAATATCTGAATGCTTAGTATAACATTAGTGGTGTTTCCCCTGCAGGATGGTATAAGGATAATTACGGTTGTGAGTGGAGATGTAAGTTGGGTGGTACTGTAGCTCAACAGGATCGTTGGGCTCTTAAACTTGATAAGCCTGTTATGCTTAAGAAATGGAAGGCTACCTATAAAGTCATGATTAAACCTTATGAAAAGATATCTTACAAGGAGTAAATTCAAGGGAAAGATCTCCGTGCGAGGGTAATTTTTAACCCGTGTATGATGTTAAAGATCACTTAAGGTGCTATAATGAAGAAATTTGCTACCATGCTTAAAGGGTTTGATCATAATTTTATAATTAATTCGGGTATCAATCGTTAGGAACTTACTAAGAGATTAGAAGGATCCATCTCTAATAATCCCGTTTATATTGTCACCGATGGTTCCTAGTTTGAAGCCAGTCAACATAAAGAGTTAATGGTACTTATCGATAATCTCATATTAACCCGTTATCTAGATGAAATAGCTTAAACTATCAAAGGAACACCTGGTTATCTTTAGTAACTCTGTTTGGATGAATTGGTTAGTAATGAAATTAAGTTTACTGCATACTATTAGAAGACTAACATTACCGATATGCTCATTAAACATCAACTTGGCACTAAGGCTAATTCACTCAAATTTTGTAATCTTACAATGTACAAGGGTACTCTCCTCGGCACCACAGCTTCTGGTTAAAATCGCGCTACGATTCTTAACAGTCTTCGCTAGCTTATCTACGTGGCATTTGTTCATCATAAAGCTGGTATAGATTATCGTGATCCTAATGTTTTTGCATGTAATACTGGAGATGACTAAGTAATTAGGGTATCAGAAGATTAAGTTAAACCTGTACTAAGAGCCATGGATGAGATTTATAGTATGAAGTCTAACTAGAAACTAGTACATGGTCTAGGATAGTAGTTTAAAGGAGCCAAGGTTACTAGGAACTTTATTGACTATTTGAGTTTGCATAGTTATGTTTTCGGCATGAAAGTCTTTATCACACGCGACCCTGATAAGTTATGGAACAACTTTATGGTTACCAAATCTTATGATCCAACCGGTGAGCATTATCTTGATTCTAGTCATATAAAGAAATTAGTGTTATGGGAAGACAAGTTGAGCAGTCTAGAAACTGAGATGGATAGCCTCTGTGTAAATAAAGGACGTTCATACTGTTAGATGCTCTTAAAAAATGAGATGACTCGAGCTAAGATTAAAGAGACTAAAAAAGCGATGTAACTTGCTAAGAAAAGGATTGATTAAATTAAATGTGTGAAGTTACAGTAAAAAGATGAATCTTACTTTAATTCTGCTTAATAGTTTAAAGCTAATCCTAAGTTAGCTGAGTCTTCGTTCTATGGCAGTCCGGAAGATATGCTTAATTATTATCATGATATGGACAAAGAGCATATCTGAGTACGTTAAATGATTCCTG